CCTAACCAATCTCAAACTGTGTAGAGCTTCTTTTTCACTATCTGATACAGTACCGCCACCATCTTCATCATACTCAACACCATCTCTTAAAATAGCTTGAAATTCTTCTTCGTATCTATCCCTATAAAAATCAATTTGAACTTGAAATGTATCTTTACCCTCTCCTGTATCTGGGTCTCGCCATTTAGTCAGTATTGGAAATATATACTTCCATAAAGCCAAATAAACTACTGATTGAGTCCATTGACCATCTGTGAGCTTGCTATTAACCATTTCAACAGAAGTTATCTTTGTAATGTCCTTATATCGAACTTGATGCCTATATCTTTCCCACCATTCTTCTCGGATACGTCTAAGAACATCATTTTCAGCGAACTGTAACTGTTCAGCAAAATCAGCTATGCCAAAACCTAAAACATCTGGCTGTATCTTTTGTAAATCTGTATTCGCTACACCAAATTCAGTTGTTGCCATTACTTAGCTTTCTTTTTAGATTTTTTGGTTGTTGTAGGTTGTGTGACTTTAGGCTCTGCTTTAGGTTTTACATAAACAGTCCAACCTCTTTGAGTCCAAGTCTTTATATTTGGCTCATATTGTATTTTTAATCTTTCAATAATATCGCCATTTTTATTTATTAATTTAACAGTTTCCATATTAACTCCTTAGATAAAAAGGGAGGTTTCCCTCCCTAGTTAAATTAGTTTGCTAAGCTATCTGCTGTTAACTTAACTCCATAGCTGTCATGAAGCTCACCTACTCCATAAACTGCTGTTGCTACGATTTCATCTGCTCTTAGTGAAGCGTCTCTTTGTGACTCAATCTTGAGGTCTTGCATCATTGCTAAACCTAAAGCGTCTTGTGAGAATACACCACCAACAGAATCATCAGAACCATCAACCGCTACATTTGAGCTTTCAAATATCTGTATTCCTGCGATTTGTCCTACGAAACCTGCTCTCATAGCTTCGTTACCTAAATCTGGAATATTAGATGTTCCTGCAAAAGTGTTTGTCAATGACTTCTTAACATTGAAGATTTGCTTTGGGTGGAAAACACCATAGTATGGACCAGGGGCATTATTAGCTCTTAATTCTGTTCCTGCTTCAAAAAGGTCTTGGATTGTAAGTTCTACACCTGCTCCACCACCTTTTTCGGTAGAAAAGCCTGTAAATAATGCAGACAAATCAGCGTCCATCTTTCTGGCTATGGCTTCACCAAACAATCTACCTATATCCCCTGCAACATTTCTTGATGCTGAGTTTCTAGCTAGGTCTGTTAGTGTTGTCATTATACCAACTTCAGAAGCTGTGATAGTTACTGAACTTGGGTTAACCGCTGTGTTTGATAAATCTGTTGCTTCTGCAACTGCACTTGCAGATACTGTTGAATAAATCGGTACTTCAACTGATTTTCCGCCACCAATAATTGTATAGTTACGGACAAGATTTCTCATTATTGACTGTTCGCTTGCCACAAATAATGCTTCAGCGACTATTTCGGTGTATAGTTCCGAAATGGTGGTTGAGGTTGTTTCGTTAGCCATTTTTTTAACTCCTTATAAATATATAGCCATTTAATTATTGATAACTATTCTTCTTGATTGGGAATCACGTTGCTTTCTGTATTCAGCATACTTCTTCCTATCATTAGGATTAGTCATATCTAAATCACTCAAATTTAAAGGTTTATTGAGTTCTGTCCTATCCACATTTGACACAGAGCCAGAGCCACTAGGAGTAGCACTAACAAAGTGCGGGTTATGTGTTAAAAACTCCTGTACCAACTCGTCAGTCGTTAAGAGTTCCCCGTTTGAATTATAGCGTGGTAATCCTTTTGAATCAAGTATTTCTACATTACCACTTTCATTTAGTTTAATTTGTGGCTGTAAAAGGCTTACAACTTGGTCAGGATTAACAGCTTTATTTTTTGATGCTGAAGATAATAATGACTTGTTTATCTTAATATCTTTTAATTGACTTTCCAAATTAGCTCTTTCTTTCTGCCATTCTTGGGTCTTATTTTTTAGGATTTCTTCAAATTCACCTTTTTGAATTTTTTGTTTTTCCTCTAATTCTCTTTGTGTCTTAACGGCATTAACTGCTATATCTAAATCTTCTACACCTAGTTGTTTATAAACTTGGCTTCTTTCCTGTGCTAATCTTTTTTTTATCATTTCAGCAACTTGGTCTTGAGAATATTTTTTATCATTAATCCTTTGCTGTTCCTCTTGTGCTTCCTGCGTCTCTTCTGTGACTTGCTCTATGTTATTTTCTTCCATTTTAGTCTCCTATATATCCCAATCTGGGTTGGTGGGAATCCAAGTATGTCGGCATCTATATCCACCTCTTACTATAAAAGGGTCTCCAGTAGATTTACCTGCCCAACCTTGATTATTCCAAATATCCCGAATTTCTTGTTCGGTTAATACCTTGTTTAACATACTCTGGCAAAAAGGTCTACTATCCCTTACAAGTGTGCCTGTATACCTATAATGTGTTAACCCTGCTTCCTTAGCCTTAGAAACTGTAAACTGCCCATGAAACTGCATGACTGAATCATGAGCTATTTGTCCTGCGTATTTTCTAAGATTATTACCTGCTCTATCTGCACCATATTCTGTTTGTAATTTTCTTATAGCTTCCTCAACTGCTTTTGCTTTACTGGTATCAAATTTATTTTCATTAATAAAATCAACTAATTCATTTATCTCACGACTATTTGACTTTTTATAAACACCATTAATATGTGACCTAATATTGCTAACCATATCTTCAAAAGGTCTACCTGCTATTGCACTCTGATAAACTTCATCATTAATAACTTTTAAAAACCTTTCAGCAATATCCTCAAACCCACTAAATGTTTGGTATTTAAGAGCATTAACAGTCTGTAAATCTACATCGGTTAAACTTTTAAATTTATTTGGGATAGGCATTTCACCAAAAGTATCTAAAACAACTTTTGCTATTCTATTATATTCTTCATTTATGATTAAATCTGCTTCTTCTAAAAACGTAGACTCAATTATATTTCTTAATCTAGGTTGTAACTGTATGGCTAATCTTTGAGAAACTAACTGCCCCTTTGTGGCTCTTGTAACTTCTTTGACAACATCTTCTTCAAGTTGATATAAAACATTTATCAATCTTTCTTCGTGTTGGTCAGCTAATTTATCTAATATTCTGGACATTATAATGGGAAATCTTTTTTCCAAGCCTTAATTGACCAATAAGCAGGGCTTAAAGTTTTTTGCCCTTTGACCTCTTTAAGTACGCCACCCATACGAGCTAGGAAAGATTTTTGTCTTGCAGGTATATTCTTTTTGATAGACATACCCCTAGCACCAAAAGTTACTTTCTTAACATTACCTGTGGATTTGTCCTTAACATAAACACCAAACTTTTTTCTTTTAGATTCAGTTGCCGAAAGCCTAAAAGGTTTGTTTAGTTTAACATTTTTGCCTCTGTACTTCGCCATCTTCTTTCCTGTCGTCTAGTCTTTCATTAATTATTAATCCACAACCAGTACATTTATAAACATCTTTTAAATCTGTTTCTTTTGCATAAGCCTTGCATCTAGGGCATATTTTAAAATCATTCATTTTTGTTTTGCAATATAAGCTCAAACCCTGCTGATATAGCTGAAGTTGCACTTGCTTTGCCCTGTAATTCAATATCAGTCTTTTCTTCTATTTTTATTGGAACAACATAGTTCTTTTCTATAAATCCACCTCTGGTTGTAACAAAGGCTTTTGTATTCCAAACATCGCCATTAGATATTTCTTTGGTTAAAATTCTAATTTCATTTTCTAAATCTTTTGAGCTTCCTACATCTATTTGCATAAGATAAGCAACATAATTTCTAGGAATTGTATAAACACACATTAAGGTTTGCCCATATCCTGCTTGTATTTGAGCTACCCCAACTGTAGAAACTGTAATTGTTATTGTTCCAACATTAACATTACCAGTATTCGCAGTCTTCATAAAAGCTCTGAAAACCCTGCTAAATGTAATAGTTCCTGCACTTCCACCAATAGTCAGAACTTCTGTAGCCAAATCATAATTCTCATCTAAGCCTTGTATCTCTACTGTTCCAGTATTATCAGATGCTGTATCGCTTGAAGTGGCGGTGGCTGTTCCTGCTGAACT